CCGTCATTCGGCAGGACATGATCAACGGGATCGCGGCGTTCCTGGATAGCGAGTTTACCGATCCCGCCAAGGCCGCCGTCGCGGGCGTCTCGCCGGGCTCGGTCACCAACGCGGTCACGCCGATCACGACGGCGGGCACGTCGCCCGCCAACGCGCGCACGGACATTCAGGCCCTCGCCAACGCGATGACCGTTGCCAACGTCCCGCTCGGCGGCGCGGTCGTCCTCATGTCGGCGACGAACATGCTCGCCCTCGCGTCCTCGCTCAACGCGTTGGGGCAACCGTTGTTCCCGAGCATCGGCGTCGACGGCGGATCGGCCCTCGGGTTCACGTTCCTGCCGTCACAGGTCATGGGAACGACCGTCGCCATGATCCAACCCGACGCGATCCTCTACGCGGACGACGGCGGGGTCACGATCGACGTCTCGCGCGAGGCGTCGGTGCAGATGGATTCCGTGTTGGACAACCCGCCCGTCGCGACAACCGTCCTCACGTCCCTCTGGCAGAACAACCTCGTCGGGTTGCGCGCCGAGCGGTTCATCAACTGGAAAAAGGCGAGGCCGGGTTGCGTGCAATACACGGTCGCGACGTACACGGCATGACCGATCCGATCCCGATGATCGTCGTCCGTGGCGGGTATTGGCTCGGCCAGTACCCGCACGCGGGCGACACGATTCAGGTTGCCCCCGAGCTCGTCGAGCGGCTGGAGCTCACGGGGTTTGCGAGACGGAGTCACGACCCATGGACCGATCCCAACCCCGCGTCGACGCCCGAGCGGGCGAGTCCGTCGACGTCGTCGCTACGATCTATCACACCGAAAACGGCGTCGAGCACGCCGAGGGCGAAACCTACGCGGTAACCGATCGCGCGCTCGCCGACACCTTGCGGGCGATCGGGTTCGTCGCGATCGAGGGCTGGACCGACGACGGCGGCGGCGGCCCGGCCGCGCCCGTCCTCGCGAGTCTGACCCCCTCGACGGGCGTCGTCGGTACGGGGATTACCCTGCAAATCACGGGGACCGGGTTCACGGCGGCCGACGTTGTCACCTGGGGCGGCGCGGCCGTCGCGACGACGTTCGTGTCGGCGACCGAGCTCTCGGCGGCGATCGACGCGGCCGCCGTCGCGGCCCCGGGCGACGTGCCCGTCGCCGTCGGCGCGAGTAACGCGTTGCCGTTCACGGTCACGGCGGCCTAATGGCGACGTTTGGCGCGACCGTGCTCGGGCGGCGCGTCGAGCTCTCGGTCAAGGCCGCGCCCCCGCTACAGGACGTCGGCGGCCGCTCGAATGGGTGGTTTCCGATCGTCGTGCGCGAACCGTATAGCGGCGCATGGCAACAGAACATGGAAGCGCGGCGCGACGTCGCGTTGACGTACTTCGCCGTGTTCGCGTGCGTCACCTTGATCGCGAGCGATATTGGCAAACTCGCGTTGCAACTCCTCGCACAGGCCCCCGATGGGACGTGGAAGGAAGCGACGAGCGCGGCGTTTTCGCCCGTCCTCCGCAAACCGAATCGGTACCAGACGACGCACAAATTCGTCGAGCAATGGATTACCTCCAAGCTCTGTTGGGGCAATACGTACGTGTTGAAACAACGCGATCAACGCGGCGTCGTCGTCGGGTTGTATGTGCTCGACCCCTCGCGCGTGCGCCCGCTCGTCGCGCCTGACGGGAGCGTCTATTACGAGTGCTCGCGCGACAACCTCGGGGGCGACCTCGCCGGGCTGGAGCTCACGAGTATCACCGTGCCCGCGCGCGAAATTATTCACGACACCATGGTGTGTCTGTTTCACCCGCTCGTCGGCGTCTCGCCGATCTACGCGTGCGGGCTCGCCGCGATGCAAGGGCTCGCGATCCAGAACAACTCGTCGAAGTTTTTCGCCAATGGGAGCAACCCGGGCGGCGTGTTGACCGCGCCCGGCGCGATCAGCGACGAGGCCGCCGCGCGCCTCAAGGCGTATTGGGACACGAACTACACCGGGGAAAACGTCGGCAAGGTCGCCGTCCTCGGCGACGGCCTCAAGTACGAGGCGATGATCGTGAACCCCGTCGACGCGCAACTCATCGAGCAACTGAAATGGACCGGGGAAACCGTCTGTAGTTGTTTCCACGTCCCGTCGTTCATGATCGGCCTCGGGACCGCGCCGCATTTCGCGACCGGCGTCGAACCCCTGCTACAGCTGTACTACTCGCAATGCCTTCAGTCGCTCCTGACGAATTTCGAGCAACTGTACGATGAGGGCGTCGGCCTCGCGAACCCGATCAACGGGATCCAGTACGGGGTCCAATTCGACATCGACGACCTCGTGTGGATGGACACGAGCACGAAAACCAAGGCGGCCGCCGACGCGATCGGCGCGGGCGCGATGGCCCCCGACGAGGCCCGCTGGAAGTACTTCGGCCTCGGGCCCGTGCCGGGCGGCGATACGCCGTACATGCAACAGCAATACTTTTCGCTGAAGGCCCTCGCGACCCGCGACGCCGCCGATCCGTTCGCCAAACCCCAACCGGCCCCCCTGGCCGCGCCCGCGACCCCGACGCCCGCGCCCTCGGGCGATCAGGTCAAACATATTGACGCCGTGATCGGGACGTTGTTCGAGCGCGCGTTGAGGGCCGCATGACGGCCGACGAGCTCGCGGCGATCGTCAACGGCCTCGCGCCCGTGATCAAACGGTACATCGCGGACCAAGTCGCGACGGCGACGACCGCGCTTGAGGCGCGGATCGTCGCGTGCGACCTGGCCGTCGGCGTGCGTGTCGCCGCCCTGGAGGCCGTCCCCGCCGCCCGGGACGGGCGCGACGGCCGGGACGGGACCGACGGCGCGCCCGGCGCGGCGGGCCTCGACGGCCTCGGGTTTGGCGACCTCGAAGTCGTGCACGACGGCGAACGCCGCGTGACCCTGCGCGCCGTCGACGGCGACCGCGTCAAGGATCTCGGATCCGTCGTGTTCCCCTGCGACATCTATCGCGGCGTGTGGACGACGGGCAAGACGTACGAGCGCGGCGACTCGGTCACCTGGGCCGGGTCCGAGTGGCACGCGAACACGACGACGACGGCGAAACCCGGCGACGGGTCGCCCGCCTGGACGCTCAAAGTCAAACGCGGCCGCGACGGCAAGGACGCGCCCGCCGTCCTCGTGGGGGCGCGCTAATGGCCGTCGACCTCGTCGCCGTGAAACGGCATTTGCAACTGGACGCAACCGATCCCGGCGACGCCGACACCGACGCGGACCTCACGGCAAAACTCGCACAGGCCGAGGCGATCATTCTCGATTACCTCAAGGCCGACACGCGGCCCGACAACGCGATCGTCGACGCGTGCGTGTTGCTCCAAGTCGGCGAGCTCTGGCGGTTTCGCGGCGACGATCCCAACGCCGATAGTGCCCCGACAACGTCGGGCGATCTGCACCCGACGATTACCAACTTGCTGCGCCGGTTGCGGGATCCGGCGCTCGCATGAGTCCGACGGGCCTCGCGCGGCGCGTCCCGGCCGGGCAACGTGTGCACGTCGTCACGTTACAGGCCCCCGGGTTGCCCGTGCCCGACGGCGACGGCGGCGTGATCCAAGGCTGGGACGATCTCACGCCCGCGACGGTCAAGGCGTCGATCACGCCCGCGTCGGCGCGCGACCTCGAAAAACTCGCGTCGGGGACCGTGATCACGCAAGCGACGCATGTGATCACGATCCCGTATCACGCGCAGGTCACGACGTTGACGCGCGTCGTGTTTCGCGGGCGCACGTTTTCGCTCACGAGTGTCATTAACCTCGACGAACGCAACGTGCAACTCAAGTGCATCGGCGTCGAGGTCGTCGACTAATGGCGGGCTCGACGTTCACGATCGAGGGGTTGACCGAGCTCAGTGATCAACTCGCCGCCTTGCCCGCCGCCCTTCAGGAGCGCGCGCGATTCCTGACCATGTTCTACGCCACGCGCGCGATGAACCGGATCCGCGAGTCGTACCCGACGCGCACGGGCGACGGCGCGAAAAGTCTCCGCAACAAATTGAAAGTCAAAACCGAGGAGTCGACGTTTACGGCGAGCGCGATCGTCGTCAATACGTCGCCGCTCGCCGCGTTGTTCGAGTTTGGGACCATGGCCCGGCATACCGCCCTCGGCGCGAATCGGGGCGCGATGCCCCCGGGTCACACGTTCATTCGGATCGACGTCGAGGAGCGGCGCGCGATGTACGAGGCGTTTCGCGCCTTGCTCGTCGAGGCTGGGTTGACCGTGACGGGGGACGCGTGATGGTCGACTCCTCCGATATCGACGCCGCCGTGATCGCCGTGTTGCAAAACGACGCGACGCTCAAAAGCCTGATGCCCGACGGCGTGTTTTTCGGCCTCGCGGGGCCGTCGCTGGCGACCGGGACCAACGCGACGAAATTCGTCCTCGTGTCGATCCTCGCGAACCTCGATCGGGCCGTGTTTGGCGGGCGCGCGATCGAGAGCGTGTTGTATCTCGTGCAAGCGGTGTCGTTGTCGGGCGACTCGAAAGGCGCGGCGAAACGGATCGACGAGCTCCTCGAACACTGCCCGTTGACGGTCACCGGGTACACGTGGATGTCGAGCGCGCGCGAACAACGCGTGCGGGAAATGGAACGCGACGACGTCGACCCGTCGATCGTGTGGACGCATCGCGGCGGCATGTATCGGATCGAACTGAGCGTCGACGCCGCCAGCGTCGCCGCGTAACAGGGGGACGTATGGCGATCAAGAGTGGACGTGACGGGCAAGTGTTGTTCGACCCGACCGGCGGCGCGACGCCCGTCGTCGTGTTGTCGCTGAACAAGTGGAAGCTCTCGCAAAAAACGGGCAAGACGAACGTCACGTGTTTCGGTGATGCAAACCTCGTGTATATCCCGGGTTTACCAGACGTGTCGGGGAGTCTGAGCGGATTTTGGAATTCCGTTGAGCGGACATTGTTCGCGGCCGCGACGGCCGTCGACCCTGGCATGTTGCAACTCGTGCCGAACACGAACGAACCGACGTTCATGTGGTCGGGCCTCGCGTACCTGTCGGCCGATATCGATACGGCCGTCGAGGGCGCGCCCGCCGTGTCGTCGGAATTCATGGCGGCGGGCCCCTGGACGATGGCCCCGCCGATCGTCCCGTAACGCATGTTTCGCGGGTCGGTCGTCCTCCGGGGCGCGGGCGCGGGCGCGTCGATCCTCTGGGGATCGAACGCGATCCCCGCCGCGCGGTTTGCCAAGTGGACGATCATCAAAGGCAAGACGCCGGGGGCCTGGACGCTCGCGGCGGCCGTCGACCCGCACGGGATCGACGCGTTCAAGATTCGACAATCGCGGCTGTACTTCACGGCCCCGCGCCTCGGCGGGTTCTGGATGTGGCCGATCAAATCGGTCGCCGTCGGGACCGCCGAGATCCGCGCCGAGCTCGGGCCGCCCGAACAGTGAAAGGCAAGGTATGCGATCGCGTGTCGTGATTCCCGAAACCCGTCGCCTCGATCTCTCTGATGGGGATTGGATCCTCGTGCGGAAACGCTTGACCCATGGCGAAACGCAGGAAGCGTTCAAGCGGCGCTACCTCGCGGGCCTCGACGGCAAGCTCCATGTCGACCCGATGCAAATCGGGCACGCGCAAATCGTCGCGTACCTCGTCGACTGGAGTCTCACGAACCCCGACGGCACGACGATCGCGATCAAGGGACAGGGGGCCGAGTTTGTCGAGGGCGCGCTCAATTCCTTCGACGACGAGGACGTCGTCGAGATCCTCGCCGCGATCCGGCAACACGAAGTCGACATGTACACGGCGCGCGAGGCAGAAAAAAAAACGATCCCGAGTGGCGCGAACGGATCGTCTCCGATCTCCAAATCGCCCGCGCCTGTGGTTGGCGATTCGAGTGGGTCCGTGAACTAGATTCGGAGGTCTACCGCGTGCTCGTCGAGGAGCTCAACGCCGAGGCCGCCGCCCGTGAGTAAATCCCTATGGCGATGACGGGACGCTTTGACGCGAATTTCGAGTCGTTCCATGCGGCCGTCTCACAGGCCGTGATCGAGCTCAAGGGATTCGACGCGGCAACCGGGCAAGTCGCCTCGTCGATGAACAAAATGGTCGACACGTTTTCGGGCCGCCAGATCTGGACGCAAGCCGAGATCATGACGGCGGCGATCGAGAAAATCGGCGGCGCGTCGTACCTCACGGCGTCCGAACTCCAACGCGTCGGGACGGTGGCGGCCGAGGCCGCCGAAAAGTTCAAAGCCTGGGGGCAAGACGTCCCCGAGAACATCCAGAAGTACGCCGACGCCGCGAAAAACGCGCAGGGGTCGACGAACGATTGGGGGCAATCCCTCGCGGCGTTCAACGGCGTCCTGTCGGCCTTTGGCGTGTCGTTCTCGATCGGGGCGATCGTCGCCTTCGCGAAAGAGACGGCCGAGGCGGCCGAACAACTCGACAAACTCCATACGCGCACGGGGATCGGGATCGAGGCCCTCGAACGGTTTCATACCGTCGGCGACGCGGCGGGCAACACGCTCGAACAGATTTCGGCGGCGGCCGTGACCCTGTCGGAACGCCTCGCGAGCGGCAACAAGTCGACCAAGGGCGCATTGGAGGATCTCGGAATCAGCGTCGAGGCGTTTAGACGCCTCTCCATGGAGGATCAACTCAAAACGATCGCCGCCGCGCTGCAAGAGATCCCCGACCCCGCCCGGCAAGTCGCCGAGGCGTACGAACTCATGGGGCAAAAAGGCGTCGCGATCCTCCCGACGCTCAAGTCGGATATCGAAGGGATCGGGACGGCAACCCATGTCATGTCGGAAGCCTCGGTGAAGGATTGGGCCGCGATCTCGACCGCGATGAAGTCGACGGGCGCGGGGGCGAAAGCGTACGCGGGCGAGTGGGCGCTCGCGCTCCTCAACTATCTCCCGCCCGCCGCCCTGACGCTCGACCTCGTCAAATTTTATCAGTCGCTCGGCGCGCTCAAAGGCGAGGTCAAGGGCATCGTCGACGCCATGCCCAAGACGAACCCCTGGGGTGCGTTGCTCCCGCCCGAGATCCCCGGCGACCTCGAAAATATCCAACGGGAGCTCGACAACACGACGAACCGCATGATCACGAACGAAAAAGAGGCCGAGGGGTGGAGCAAGATTTTCGAGGAGATCCATAAGACGACGTTCCAACTCGCCATGGAACACGAGAAAACGTGGCGCGTCGAGGGCGAAAAGGAAATGGCCGCGCGGAACAAGAGTGTCGTCGACGGCCTCACCCAAACCCGCGACGCTTTCGGGAAGTACTTCGATTTTCTCGACAAGACGACGCTTGACTCGACCGACTACCAGATCAAAAAGATTTGGGAAAAGGCCGACGCCGACAAACTCGCGTTCAAGGGGACGGCCGAACAGGCGGCCTCGTATTACAAAGCGATCGACGCGCTCGCCGACGCGGAAACGCGCAAGGTGCAAGCCGACGCCGACGCGAAGGTCACCGTCGCGACGAACACGGGCGCGGCGATCGTCAAGGTCGAGCAAGACACGACGAAACTGACCCTTGCCGAATTGAAAAAGCGCGAGGACGCCGCCAAAGCGACGTACGACGCGGCGTATACCGACGCCAAAACGTCACAGGACAAGATCAACGCGCTCGACCTCGCGTGGCAAGAGGCGCACAACGCCGTCACCGACAAGATCGCGGCGACGTCCACGGGCGCGGCCGATACGATCGGCAAGGCGTATCAAACCCACTTCGAGGCCGCGCAAGGATCGTTCGAGCAATTCGCGGGCGTCGTCGTCGCCGGGACCGCCGACATGATCGCGGGACTGGCGACGTTCAACGCGGCGCACGACGCGGGATCGTACGTGGCGACGCAGACCGCCATGCGCGACGCGCAGAACCAACGCGGGCAGTTCTACATCGACACGGGGATCGCGGGCCTCCCGACGCGCGATAGCGGCGGGCCCGTCGTCGCGGGATCGTCGTACCTGATTGGCGGCGGCAAGGCCCCCGAGCTCTTTACGCCGGGCGCAAGTGGGTTCGTCACGCCGGGCGGCGTCCTGGGCGGCGGCGGCAGCGGGATCAACCTGACGGTCCACGTCACCCAACCGTTTGGTACGCCCGAGGCGATCGCGCGCGCGGTCGCCGACGCGCAAATCGCGCTCCTGCGAGGGCAAGGCGTGCGCTTGCCGTACGGACAATGATTCTCACCAAGGCGATCGCGGGGATCGCGCGGTCGAACGCGACGCGCGCGGGGTACCCGGTCCTCGTCGGCCAGAAAGTCCCGCTCTACGCGTTGTCGAATGTCGGCCGGTCGGGCGCGACCCGCTCGAACTATGTCGGCACGCGCACGTTTATCAGTGTCGGCGGCGTCCAACGCGGGGCGGGCATTTTGTCCGAGTCCCTCACGAAAAGCGATCAACTCAACGCGACGCCCGACACGGTCGCGTTTACCGCGCGCGGCTGGATCCCCGTCGAGGGGGCCGACGTCGTGATCACGCGCGGGTCGATCAACAACCCGCGCCGCGAGTTTGGCGGGACCGTCCTCCGCACGACCCATCGGTACGTGGGGCAGTACCCGATCGATCGCAACATGGTCTATGACGTGTCGTGTATCGATTACACCTGGGGGCTCGACCGGCGCAAGGTGTCGGGCGACTATAAGCAAGCGAGCATCGGCGCGATCGCCGCGTCGCTCCTCACGTATGCGCCCGGGTATACGCTGCTCGTCGACCCGGATATCGCCGCCGAGATCCTCGACGAGATCACGTTTACCGAGCAAGCCGTCTCGGCCGCGTTGACCCAACTCGTGAAACGCGTCGGCGGCGATTACCTGTGCGACTACTCGAAGGTCGTCCACTTGTTTTTCAGCAATACCGCGATCACGCCGCCCGCGATCGTCAACGCCGTGCACCCAACACTGGCGGATCTCGCCTGGACGCGCGACCTCTCGCAAGTCGTGACGCGCGTCCTCGGGAATTTCGGCGGCAGTACCGCCCTCGACGCGATCGGCCCGGGCGAGACGTTGTTGCCCGTCGACACGGCCGCGTGGTACCTCGCGGCGGGCGGGACCGTGCTCGTCGATCAACAACGCGTCACGTATGGCGGCGTCGTCGGGTCGGGCGGCGGGTCGCTGGTCGGCCCGGGCGCGGCCCCGACCGGCGCGCCGAATGCCTCGCTCCAACCCGGCGCGGGCGTCGACGTGGGGACGCACGACTACGCGGTCACGTTCAAAACGGCGGCGGGCGAGTCGATCCCCGGGCCGCGCGTGACCGTGCCCGTGGGGTTGTTCCTCGCGCCGACGACGGCCCCGACGCTTGGGACGCCTGGGCCGGGCGCGAGCGGGCCCGATCCCGGCGCGCATGACTACGCGGTGTCGTTCGTGATCAGCGGCGGCGAAACCGTCCCCGGCCCGCGCGTCGCCGTGAGTACGACCCTGACCCCGCCGCCCGACACCGGGCCGACGCCCGACGCCGTGACCCTCGGCCCCGGGCCCGACCCGGGCCAGCACGATTACGCCGTCGGATTCGGCACGGCGACGGGCTCGACGCCGCCCGGCCCGATCGGCGGGCAAATCACGACGGGCCCCCTGACGCCGCCGCAAGCGCCGACGGCGAGCGCGCCGACGCTCGGCAACGGGCCCGACGCGGGCAACCATGTCTACGCGGTCACGTTCACGACCGCGAGCGGCGAAACGACGATCGGGTACAACAGCAACTACCCCCTCACCGACGATATCCCGATGCCCGCGCCCGGCGCGCCGACGATCACGGCGACCGTCGCCGCCGGGGGCGTGACCCTGAGTGCGGGGCATTCGTACTTCTACGTGGCGTTCGTGACCGCCTCGGGCGGGACGACGCTGGTCGGGCCCTACTATGATTTGTCGGTCCCGGCCTATAACAGTTATCGACTCGACTTTGTGATCCCCCTTGGGCCGGTCAACACGACGGCGCGCCTGATTTATCTCATGGGCACGACAACGCCGGGTCAAATCGGCATGGGCTGGACGCTCAACGACAATACGACGACGACGTACGCCATGCTGACCGAGGCGGATTTCGAGGCGAAATTTACGTGGGGGTATTCCCTCCCGACGGCGAACACGGCGGGCCTGACCCCGCGCCATGTGATCACGCTCACGAACATTCCGATCGGCCCCTCGGGCACGACGGGCCGCAAACTCTATCGCTCGAAGAAAAATGTGAGCACGTTTAACTTGCTCGCGACCCTGGCGAACAACTCGGCGACGACGTACGTCGACACGATCGCCGATGCCGCGCTCGGCGCGGCCCCCCCGACCGTGAGCACGGCCCTCGCGCAAACCGTGCACCTGTCGAGTATCCCGCGCGGGACGGGCGCGAACGCGGCGGCGGTCACGGCGCGCAATCTGTTTCGCCGCTCAGGCGGCGCGGGGTTGCGGTACCTCACAACCATTTGGGACAACACGACGACGACGTACGTCGACACGACGCCCAACGCGTCCCTCGGCGCGGCCGCGACGGCCGGAAACTCGGCGACGCTGCGCGTGATCCCGTTGACCGAGATCCCCCTCGGCAACAGTCTCGTGCTCTCGCGCAAGGTGTATCGCACGCCCGCGAACACGGGCGGCGGGACGTTGAAACTCGTCGCGACGATCGCCGACAACACGACGACCGTGTTCACCGATACCGTGAACGATGCGTCCCTCGGCGCGGCCGCGTTGACCGTCGGCACGGCCCAAGCGGCCCAAGTCGCCCTGTCGGCGATCCCGCTCGGGGCGGCCGCCGTGACCGCGCGCGCGCTCTATCGGACCAAGACGGGCCTGAGTCAGTTACAACTGTTGGCGACGCTGGCCGACAACACGACGACGACCTACCTCGACGTCAAGGCCGATGCGACGCTCGGGGCGAATGCGCCCGTGAGCGATACGTCGACCTTGCAGCAACCCCAAGGCAACGTCCTGGCGGGGTCGCCGACGCTCCCGTGCGCCTCGGTCGCCGCGTTTCCCCCGTCGGGGGGGTGGGCGATCGTCGGGTCGCAAAACGTGCGCTACACGGGCATTAGCGGGAATGCCTTATTGGGCATTCCGGCGACTGGCCCGGGCGCGATCACGGCGACGATCAATTGGAATACGACGGCCGTCGCCGCCGCCATGCTCACGGGCATTCCGGCGACGGGGATCGGCGCGATCCAGTACCAAATTTTGAAGGGCGACCCGGTCAACATCTTTGTTCAAGTCGACGACCTCGACGCCCAAGCGGCCGTCCGCGCGCAACTCCCCGGGAGCGACGGGATCATCGAGGACGAGATCCAAGACGGCCGGTTGTCGTACACCGAGGGGCGCGCGCGGTGTCAAGCGCGCCTCGACTTGCTCGGCGCGCGCGATAGCGACGGCAAGGTCGGCGTCGTGACCGTGTCCTATATCTGCCGCGACACGAACACCCAAGCGGGCGCGACCGTGACCGTGAACCTGGGCCCGCCGATCAACTTGCGCGGCGACTACCTGATCCAACGCGTGACCGTCGGACAATTTCATATCCCGCACCTCCCCCCGACGTACACCGTCGAGGCGTCGAGTCTGCGGTTTACCGCCGAGGATCTACTCCGCGTGATTCGGCAAGGGGGATCGTAAATGGCAGTCGTGATCACGCGCACACCCTGGATCGACGACGACGGCACGGGCACGACGGGAACGGTCCTGAACAACGCGATGAAAACGGGGTTGTACAACGAGATCGACGCCGCGCTCGCGAAGGTCGCGCAACTCGCGGGCGGGAATACCTTCACCGGCAATCAGACGATCACGGGCGGGAATCTGACGGTCGCCGGGCCCGGGCCGCACACGTTCAGCACTGCCGGGAACGAGCGCATGCGGATCGAGGCGACGGGCCAAGTCTGTGTGAATACGACGGCGATCTTAGGACAACTGACGGTGGCGTCAGATATCGGCGCATTGGGCGGGTTCGCCGTTTACAACACGAGCGGGGCCAATACGGGCAATTTTGAAGTCTTCTATAACAGCGTCGGATCGCCAGCGGGGGGCATTGCACAAAACGGCGCGGGGGGCGTCATTTACAACACCACGTCCGATCGCCGCCTCAAAACCGATCACGGTCGCGCGGCGGATCTCTCGTCGCTGCGCGCGGTCGTCGTCCACGATTTCGCGTGGATCGCGGACGGCGTGTGCGACCGGGGGGTGTTCGCGCAAGACGCGCACGCGCTCTACCCGCGCGCGGTGACCGTCGGCACCGACGAGACGACCGAGGGCGGGGCCCTCGCGCGCCCGTGGATGACCGATTACAGCAAATTCGTGCCCGACCTCATTGTCGGGTGGCAATCCCACG